TCCTGATGGCTTTACAGTAGTGTCAGATTTACTAATTGGAATCGCAGCTGATAACTGGGACCTAAACTCTAACGATACAGTTGAACTTGATGTTCTGCTGGTTGCTGAACCTGTCAAAATTAGCACAGACCGTATTAACGAAATACTAAGCCAAGCTCAAGACTTGTGAGGTGTCTCACGTGGTAAAAGGCAAAGTCGCTACAAAGGCGATTGGTAAAGGTCTAAAGAAGCTAAGTAAGACCAAAGCTGGCAAAGGCGCTCAAGTTGCTGCAGCTGCAAACATTGCTGATGAAGTAGCAGAAAACAAGTATGCTCAAGCTGGCATAGGAGCATTAGAAGGAGCAGCGCTTGGAGCAGCTTTTGGCCCAGCTGGTGCAGTTGGTGGAGCTATCGTAGGTGGAGCCGTAGGTTTCCTCTTAGCTGATGGCGAGCGAATAGCTCCAGTTGATTTGATAGCTATTCCAGCTTACCAGTATTCAGCTATGTTAGCTGGCAGAGAACCTACCTTCCAGCTTTACATTAAGGAAGGTGAAATGATAAGCCCAACTCAGCCAACTGACTATCAAATTGGCGGAGCTATAGCTTTGGCTGAAGAAGTTGAAGAAGTTGCTCCACCTAAGCGTAAACTATCAGCTTGGCAACGTTACATTAAGCAAGACAAAAACAAGATTTACTACAAATCAGGTCCAAAGAAAGGCAGATTAAATTTCTCAGCTATGTCTAAGAAATACAAGAGGGAGATGAAGTAATGCCAGTAACAAGAATCAGAGATAGCATCGCAACTGAAGTTGACACAGATGCAGCTGGATTTGCTTACATTACACGTAGAATTAACTTGCCTGACAATCACAGATTTACAGCTCAAGCTATCGACGTCTTTTGTGATAACGTCTTGATGCCAATCAAGCTTGACCCAGCATCTCCACTACCAGCTGGTTATCAGCTCTTTATCTCGCCTTATCCTGTATTGCAAACAGATGAGATATTTGGACCCGCTCCAGTAGGCGCACGTGCAAATTCAGGGCCGTTGGCTGGTGACGATGGAATCTTGTACTGCGAGAAGGGTTTGACTACGTTATCTGATGTCGCTCACACTCAATACAGATATTTGCGAGACCAATTCCCTAATGACGTCTTGGCAGCTAATGCCAATATGACGTGGTTTACTGACCACGTGTACGTTACACTGTTGATTTACAACGAACCTGAATCAACTGTCGACGTTAAAGTCAGCTTTTACATTGAAGTCAATGCAAAAAAGACCGGCTACGTTTCGTTGACAATGGGCAGAATGCAAGAGTTCCTTGGCGCTCAATGTAGGCTACTCAATGAGATGGGCGTTGTTGTCAATCCTGCACGTACTCATGGAAACACATTCCCAGCTTGGAAGTTTGGCGGTATTCGCCCCGAACTGATGGTATCCTCTGCAAATGCGCTCATCTATTACAACCGTCAAGCTTCCAACGCAGCTGCAGATATGCTTGACACGGGAACCCTTGCAACTAATTTCAAAGAAGCAATAACAATGGTAGATTATGATGCGGCATTTGGTGGCGGAGTATTATCAGCTCTTGGTCAATTCCCTGATTGGTTACAAATATTCAATGCTGCAGGTATTACTTCAGGCGCTATTAGACAATATCCGCCACCGTTGAAATTTGCAGACAATGGTAATGTTCTGATGTTGTGAGCTTATGACCGTTGATGATGCTCAGGATGCACGACTTGACAGAATCGATGCGAGACTACGTGCAGTGGAAGAACTGGCCGTGGAGCTACGTGTACTGAGCAAAATGGCTAAACCAGTGTTGCTGCTATTAGCTACTTCACTTGGCATCGACGTTTTACCCCTACTTGGACAGGCAATGTGATATTTTTTTGATATCAAAACATAACTTGTGCCAGACGCTCCTGGGCAAAACATGACGTACAACGTTTTATCCTACGTAGTTTGACAATTTGTAATTTTATTTTTTCAATTCATATCAGCAATTAAAGCTGCAAAGAAGTCACGTGCAGATTGTGGAATGTCATCACGTGGTAAAAGAGCTGCAAGCAATCTTTTCGTGCTTACGTCTCCAAGCTTGAAATCTTCTTCAGCGTCAAGATAGTAATTGATTGCACGTTCAATCGTAGCTGATTTAGCTCTTTTACGTACATTCTGAAGACGTTGTGCAGTCTTGATAGATACGTTTGCAGAAATGATGGTTTTCATTCTAACATACCCCACAAATAATTGATAACAGTCTTTCTTAGGTCTGTAGTTTGCACTTGACAGCCACAATCCCAACAAGTCCATTCCATAAAACCTTCATTCTCAAATTTCTTGCGGTCAAAACGCATGTTTTCTTCGCAGTCGCTACACTCTAATCGGAAAATATACCCCATTGCTTAAGGCTACTCGGCTTTTATTTATTAAATAGACGAATTATTTGGAGTCGAGGTGCAGAATAGGGGACTGCGTCCCTATCCTACGCCATTGTCGGCGCAGATGTTCACCCTATGCTAAGTCATTGTTTATTTACCTCCTTACCTGTCATGATAGGTATGGCAAAAAATCAAGATGATGTTTTACTGAGAGATAGAATGCAATTTACATTCAATGCAACTGGCGACAGAACTACGTTATATGGCAGGATTGACCTGTCAGCTTACGTTAATCCAATTTCACGTGAGGGATTGGCAATTAAGGAAGTAAAATTCCAACTAAGAGAGCCTACTCAACCTACTTTCACCAATACTGGATGTTTTTCTCCAGTTGCAGATTGGCAGTCCGCAAGCGGAACCGCAGGTGTTCTTAGTGCAGTCAAGATTTACGCAACTACACGTGCATATGAAAACGCAGCCGAAGTAGGCATCGCATCGCCTGACGTTCTATGCGTCTACGAAAAAATTGCAGTTGCTGGAGCTAACAATCCAACCGGAGCTGGCGGAGATTTGCAAACATACGAGTACTGGTATGGCCCAGCTGACCTACATCCTGATGGCTTTACAGTAGTGTCAGATTTACTAATTGGAATCGCAGCTGATAACTGGGACCTAAACTCTAACGATACAGTTGAACTTGATGTTCTGCTGGTTGCTGAACCTGTCAAAATTAG